TATGACCCCTCAAATGAGAGAACATAATTCTGCGCGGAGTCGAGCCCCGCGGATGTCGAAAGACATGCATCTTCGTAGTCCTCTGAATCGAGGACCAAAAGGCGCTGACTTTCTCGTACGGATACCCGAACTGGTTGCCGATCCAGTCCAGGTATCCAAGTTGAGCGCTAAGGGTGTCTGGCACAAGTCAGACAACGCACTCGTTGAAACCTTCCGTCTCATAGGATATGAGTTTAAGAACGTCCTATGCCCATCTCCCCCGACTTCATCTGTTCCGGAAGTTATGTCTGTCCTCAAGAACTGGGTGGCCTTCTGGCTTCCCTGGTTTCTTGGTGACGACACACCTCCGCAACGATTCAACCCACTTTCTCTATGTTCTCCTGGATTCCGTAGTTTCATACGGAATCGGAAAACATCGAAAACGGGCAAGTCGAGGAAGATTCGCATAGGTGCCCTCTTACTCTATTCTAAGAGACTATTTCCGTCTTTCACTGGCGAGATGGTGCGTGAGAAGGTGAAGGAGTTTGGTGATGCGGTGACTCGTGTATCTCCGGGTGATCTTCCGAGAAAACGGAAGATGTATGGAAGTATAGAGCAATCCATTGATGAATTTCTTCAGGGTGGTCGCATGGTAGCCGACTACTCCAAGCCATTCGCTCCGAGCACTTCCGCATGTTATGAAAAGTCCCGTGCAGAAGGTGGACTCCAACGTTTTGTTGCAGATAATATACTGCAGGAAACGGTTGAGTCCAGGTTCTTCTACGATGACTTAAATCACATCTGGAAGTGTTCGGAAGATGACTTGACTTTTGGCACACCAATCGGTCTGTGGAATGAGTTCCTGGATATTATGTTTCGTCGGGCGATGTCCGAGACAGGTCTTCCTGATCAAGAATGGAAGAGGTTACCCGTACAGGCGACTGGATTGACCGAACCCCTAAAGGTTCGAATCGTCACGAAGTCCAACTGGTTCTTACAATTGCTTACTCCGATCCAGAAAGCTTGGCATGGCGCCATGAGATCTCATCCCATCTATCAACTGATAGGTGGGATTCCTGTAGAACAAGCCCTTTTGGGATTGGATCTACAGCGAAAACAAAAGGTTGTTTCCGGAGATTACTCTGCTGCCACTGACAATATCTTTCTGGAATACACGGAATATGCTGCAAAGGCCATGTTGGAACGTACTGACTTTTCCTTTTTGGACCCACAACTGGTACAATTTGTACCATGGATCAAAAAGTTGGTTATCCACTCGCTCGTACGCTCTTCTCTTGAATTAAAGGGAATGGAACCTAAGGACATCACTCGAGGACAGATGATGGGACATATCCTCTCTTTTCCCTTACTCTGCCTGATTAATCGATCAGCCAGTGTGATGGCTATCCCCCGTGAGCGATTCATGCGCATTAATGGTGATGATGTACTCTTCCCCGCAAATCCTACCGAATATCGTAAGTGGAAACGGGCTACGGCCTCCGTTGGTTTAGAGTTCTCCCTGGGGAAGAACTACTATTCCCGCGATCTGGCTTTAGTCAATTCCACGTACTGTGTTTGGGATAAGGCTTCTGCAAGGTGGAAGGTACTATCTGTCCCCAACGTGGGTCTGCTGAATATGCCAATGGAAAAGCAAATTGATACAGAGACCGGTAGGCAGATAATGCCTTGGGAAGTTCTGGCCCAAAACTGGAGGGAGTTTTCTAGGTTTTCTACCAAGAAGACTCAATCCACTTTTGTCCGGTTATTCCTGAAGCATTACCCGATCCTACGTGGTTTCCCTGGACCAATTTTCGGCCCCACTCAGTGGGGTGGGCTTGGTGCCCCAATTCCAGATGGTCATAAGTTCACCAGAAATCAATTAATGTGGATGAATGCACATAGACTTGGTATGTTCTCTTATCTCCAGGGCACCCGGACAGACTACAGTAGACTGTCTGAGATGTATGCCCAGCAGATTGAGAAATATGTTACCGGGATCTATGAGTGGAGGGAGCCGGAATACGGTGATTCTTTTGGCCCCCTGGAGTCAGGTGTCTTTATGGACCCTTACTCCAAGGATGGTGGTTATGCAGGACAGGTGATGGCATTGAGAAGATGGGTGGTGGATGCCTCCTCTATGAAGCATATCAAGATATTTGGAGCGCGAAGGTGGAACCAGTATAAGTTAAGTCTTAAAACTGGAATCCCCCCGCTGCCACAATTTTATCTTGACAAGCTCAGGAGCGGTGATATCTACTTCCCCCGTCCAGGATGGAACCGGTCTAGGGATATGACTGGTTCTCGGTATGAGGATCGTGCGACATACCTTCATGAGATATTTCCGAGCACACTGAAGAACTAACGAAGAGACCACTGTGTGATCCCCTCGAATTGGTCCCCCCCGGGGCATGAAATATAATCTCATGACTAAATCAAAGACAAAAAGCAATCAGAAGCCTGCCCAGAGGGCAAAACCCCGACGCTCCCGTCAGAGAGCAAACAAAGTTCAGGATGGTCTGGATGGTTACGGTCTCGCCGCGGCCCGTATGTATGCGGATCCTTGCGGGGCAGATCTCGTGCCAACTGTGTATTCTGGTGACCGTGGATATATCAACAGATTCGTTGCGAACGCATCTGTGGCTATCACGGCCGGAGATACATCGCTGATACTCTTGATCAAGCCAGGTAACCAGACGGCCTTCTTTCGAGCCGATACCGCTCCCACCACTCCGGGTGCAATTGGGTACGATAATTCAATATTTCCTGGCCGATCCTTCTACACATCTAATGCGTCGAAGGCTCGTTGTGCCGGTTATTGTATTAACGTTCGTCCCAATTCCGCTCCGAATAATGCGACCGGTACCATTTACTTTGGAAACATTAATGCTTCCGCTGTTCCCAACCTTGCCTCTATCACCGCCTCCGGTTTGATTCCCTTGCTCAGTGAGTCTGTATCGTGCTCTCAAGCACTGATGCAGCCGCTTGAAGTTAAGTGGAGCCCTGGTGGTTTCGACGATAGATATAATACAATTGGTACCATCACAGATGATGATAGCGATCGGAATGTTCTGTGTATCGTGGTCCTGGGTTTACCAGCGGCCTCCGGTATGCAGATCAGACAGACCGTTATCACAGAGTGGTCTCCCGCTAATGCCCTTACGGTCACTAACGATGCCACGGCTGTTAAGCCATCTGTGTGTGATAAGGATTGTATTCTCCGGCACCTTAAGCGCAAGGATTCCGCCTGGTGGTGGAAGCTTGGGCATAAGGTCCTGGATGTTGGTAAGTCGGTGGGGATGGGTTACTATACTGGCGGGGCTGTTGGAGCCTTGGGCGCTGCTGTACGTTTTATGTAACAAATCAGGCCGAGAGGCTTACAAAATCTAGGTGTTCGAAAGGACATCGACCGAAGAGAGGCACCTTGCCATCTTTTACGATACGATGACGGTGGTGATGGATCCGTCCGGTATGATGAGAAATTGGTCATATCGGGTTGCGGGGAGTTACCCCACAGGAGACTGTGGAAATGATTCGTGTGAAAGACGTTGAAGGTTTCTTCGGTGGGTCATCTCCTCCGGGGGGAGGAGATGTGTTGGTTAACCAGACCAACAGAACAATCACTGCACACTTTATGCCGTGTTGTTTCCCGCACTTCGCCAAGAAG